GGTTACGAGAATATCTCCGTATGCGTCTGCCATTGCTGCTCTGTCTTTGTTCTCAATAGCCTCAAACAACTCATAGAGTTCTTCTTGAGTTTTCATGGCTTGAGCGTATGGGGTGCTGTTCTGGACAATCTGCCGAGCCTCACCCCATTGAATAACTTTCATCTCGGTATTAGCGTATGACATCCCATTCCCTTTCTTGTCTGCCTGAGTTTGATTTAACTGTTTTACCTGTAAGACGAATAAGACCAATCTTTTCCATCTCGCTTAAACGCCTAGAAACTTGATTGCTGTCTAGGTGTGTGTGATGTGCTATTCCGTCTTTGCCAAGCGCACCATGCTCTTGTAGGCAATCCAGAATGATTGAGTAGTGTTTAGAAACTACTGGTTTAATTTGTTCTGCTGCTTCAAAAGAAGTCAGAGGGTCTGATGCTCGAACTCGTGGGAATTCTGGCAACTTAAATATTTTGTCAAAAGCACTTTTAATATCCATTATTTTCTCCTTGAGGCGGGTACTCGCTACGTCTGTGTTGCATCCACTAGGAACTCCCAGAGGCACAGCATCCGCTTTCCCCCTATTAACTTAAAACGGCATTGAGTCGTCAAACTCTTCTTGCTTAACCTTGCTTGGCTTTTTGTTTAAAGAAGTATCAGCGTTCTTATTCTTGACAGACAGAGACATAAACTTGTTTCCATCCTTGCTGACCTTAATCCAAGCTGATAGCCAGTAGTCTTGACCATCTACATTGATCGAACCTTTATAGTCGGGAAATTTAGCATCGTCTTTGCGGTCGTTCTTAAAGAGACTACCTCGATTGGTGTTGTCGTATTCCATTTATAACTCCTTGGCTTTCTTCAATGCGCTACGCACCTTGCTTGGCAAGAGTGTCCATAACGCTACTTTTTGTGAATCGTCTAATTGCTCAGACTCTAACTTTACCCAAGCATCCTTGGTGTTTCCCTGTTCGCAACTAGCAATCAGTTCAATTGCTAATTCCTCTAGGTATCGTAATTCCTCAATTGGAATGTTCTCTGTTGCGCCTTGTGTTGGCGTAATAATTACTTTTTCTTCTTTGATTGGAGCAGAGGAGTCCAGAGCATCATGCTCAACAATCTCCATTGCTGTCACCCAAAGATAGCGTCTAGTGTACGTTTCAACTGCACCTAGATTCTGGATAGGATGCGCCCCTTTAAGGTTTGCTTCAACCATTGGACTGGTAATAACAATTGTTGAGTTGTCTTCTAAGTCAACGATTGTTAAAGATGCAATTTCAGCATCATAGGAAATGTATCCGCACAATCCAATGTTATTAAAAATTTGCTGAACATCTGGCAAAAAATCACCAAGTTCAAAATAGTAGTAGCCAGCAAATTTATTGTGACCAGTTTTTTTCAATGGCAAATTTTGCAATTGAATTCTTGCTTGCATCAGTTTTTTATGCACAGACATAAATCACCTTCTTTCTTTCATTTAAATAAGCTTCACTTGCTTTCTCGATAGTGTCAAACAAACCGAGATATTTTCTTTCTTTGTAAACACAAATATGGGCTTGCCATTTCTGTGCTTTTTTGTGCCAACTAACACCAAGTGTTTGAGTCTTGCTTCTTGAGTGTGCTGTCAACTTGTTTTGAGCATTTGATTGCTGCGTTACATCTCTTAAATTTTCAATTCTGTTGTCTTGCTTATTTCCATTGATGTGGTCAATTTCTCCTTTAGGCCAAACTTTATGACAGTACAACCAAGCAAGTCTATGAGCATAAAACTGCTTTCCAAGAACAGTAATTCGCAAATAGCCAAAGCCGTTATCAGTACCAAGATTTACACCAGTTCTAATTCCTCTGCGTTTTTTCTTCCATTGGAAAACACCAGTTTCTTGGTTGTAATCAAGGAGAGTAACTACATCATCATGTGTTAACAAAGTGTCCATCTTGTCCTCATAGGTTGCTGACAACCTATTATACATCATTTAAATATTCTTCAATCATTGCTTCTTTGTCTTCCTCATAGAGATCGCTAAACTCTACAAAGTGGTTCTCTCCACAGCAAGAGCCGTATGTCTTAGGTTCAGTACAGTAAACACAATACAAGCCGTGTGATAAGTCCTTGATTGCGTCTTGTCTTGTAATCATTGGATTCTTTCAACATTCTTAGCTACAAGCCATTTGTCACCTAACTGGCGTACTGACTTCACCCATTGCTTTTGATAGCTTCTAATGACCTCTGGAGGGGCTTGGTAGGTGCTGAATATCTTACGAACGTGGGTTAGGAATCGTGTGTTCATGATTAACCCCTAATTGCTAACAAAACACCGATACCGCCAAAGATGATGACTGCCAATGTCCACTCTACGAGCGTTTGAATAATCTTACTTTTCATTGTATTTTCCTTAAAAAGACCCACTTACGAATTGTTGTGGGCTGACGTTAGTATACACAAAATTCAACGCTGTGTTGAAATATTCATAAAATGTTGTTATGATGCAACTATGAACAAACTAACCGACAAAGAACTAATAGCCAAACTTGGTGGGCCAACAGTCCTATCTAAGCGACTAGGTTTCTCCTCTCCTCAGAGGGTGCATAACTGGTTGTCTAGGGGAATTCCTGCATCCATCAAGCTAGCCTATCCTAAACTTTTCTTAAAAAACTTTAAATGACACAAGCACAAGTAATCCGAGCCTTGCAGAATGGCCCAATGAACTCACATCAACTGGCTGACGCTACTGGTATGTCTAAGCAATCAGTCCTGTCAACCTGTAAGAAGTTACGCTACCAAGGTAAGCTGACCACAGAGCAAGTCAAGGTAGGTCGCTTCTGGTTGGCTAAATACACCTTATCAGAAGACATGATTGAAAACAGACCAAAGAAGGATGACGAGGAAACTCGCTGTAAATTAAACCCATTTGATATTCGCAACGCTAAAGGCATCTTTACGCCTACAGAGTATCGGGTGATGGCAGCTCAAGCAAGACGCTTGTATGGTGGCAATCCTAACTTCACAGCGAATAAATAACTATACAGTCGCTGTTTTTAAGTTTACAATAGTTTGAAACACGGCTAGATGCGAAGTCATGAGCGCATTGAAAAGAGAACAGACCCCTCCTGCCGATTGTTTCTTTCAAGGGTCGATGTTTGGGTCTGAAAATGTACTATTACCAGTTCAATATTGGTGACTATCAAAGTCACACTTCTCATCTTTCTGAGATTGAGGATTTAGTCTATCGGCGTTTGCTTGATTGGTACTATCTCCACGAAACACCTATTCCACTTGATGAATCTGAAGTTTCAAGACAGATTAGGATGCGTTCGCATACCGAAAGCATTGCAATCGTATTGCAAGAGTATTTCGAGCGCACAGACGATGGGTGGATTCATCATAGGGCTAACAAGGAAATAGCCAAGGCTGATGAGAAGTCTGAGAAGGCAAGTGCTTCTGCTAAAGCTAGATGGAGCAAGAAAGATGCGAACGCATTGCAAACGCAATCCGAAAGCAATGCTACACATAACACATTACACATAACACAAGACACAAAACACAAGAAACAAAAGAAGGCAACTGTCGTTGCTGTTGTTTTTCCTGATTGGTTACCAAAAGAAACTTGGGATGCGTTTATCCAGATGCGTAAGCGTATTGGTAAACCACCAACTGACTATGCCATCAAGTTAATTATTGCCAAGCTAGAACGATTTAAGGCTAATGGTCAAGATGTTAAACAAGTTTTGGAAAAGTCCATTACTTCTGGTTGGCAAGATGTTTTTGAAATTAAGGGAAATCCTGCTGACATTGTTAGGTTCACAGTTCCGTCAAAGAATGATCCTGACCCTGCATTGGAAAAGATTAAAGCTGACGAAAAGATAACCAGACCTCCAAGCCTTGCGGAATTGGAAAGAATGGCTCAATTAAGGAGAAAAGCATGAGCAATCCATTTGAAATTAAAAACAATACTTGCATCAGTTTTTCTGGTGGCAGAACTTCATCTTTTATGCTTTACAAGGTTTTAGAGGCTCACCAGATGAGCCTGCCTCCAGAGGTGGTTGTTTGTTTTGCAAATACTGGAAAAGAAGATGAAGCAACTTTGAGGTTTGTTCAAGATTGCTCGGAACAATGGAATGTTGAAATTCATTGGCTTGAATGGCGAAACAATGATTTAGGTTATGAGCGTGTCACATTTGAAACAGCCAGTAGAAATGGTGAGCCGTTTAGAGATATGTGCATCAAAAAGAAAGCTCTTCCAAATGGTTTTATGCGGTTTTGCACTAAGGAACTAAAAATTGATGTTGTTCATAAGTATTTAAAAGATATGAAGATTGGTACTGATGACAACCCATGTGACCAAATGATTGGTATTCGATCTGACGAACAAAGACGAGTGGCAAAAATGAGAGGTTCAAGTGGTGCAGACCATAAGAAATTATGGATTGGTGATTTCCTTACGCCTTTGGCTGACGCTGGTGTTGTTTCAACCCATGTCGGAGAGTTCTGGGAAAAGCAGCCGTTTAATCTGCAAACACCAATGTACAACGGCAAAAGCTTCCATTCAAACTGTGATTTATGTTTTCACAAGCCTGTTGCACAAATTGTTTCTCTTATCCAAGAAAAGCCAGAACGAGCAGTTTGGTGGATTGAGATGGAAAACTATGCAAAAGAAAACTTTGCAAAAAGTGTTATCCATTTTTCTAGAGATCATCCAACTTACGAAACCATGGCTAAATATTCTTCTCAGCAAAGAGATATGTTTGATGCCAACGAAGAAGCTATTGCTTGCTTCTGTGGAGATTAAATGTCTTACTTTGACGCTATGAAACTACTAGACAAGGTGCGTGAAGGCGTACCTGTACCACTACATTTGATAAACAAAGCACTAGAACTAACTGGCGACTTATGTATTCCAGAAGAAATGTAGAAAGCCCTAGCGATAGGGTAATCCTCGAAATGGCAGAGGCTCGGGAACTCTATCGCACTTGGGAAACAACAAAAGACAGAGACTTTGTGCGTGGTCGGCTAGAGAGAGCAGAACGAATTTATGGCTCTGGTGCTAGAGATCGCATAAGAACTTACATGAACAGAATTAAGGAAGGTTTACTCGAATGACTTTTATGGTCACATTTACTGTTGATGGAACACCTGTCGGCAAGCAAAGAGCAAGGTATGCAAGGCGTGGAAACTTTGTACAAACATACACCCCTGAGAAAACCAGAACTTACGAATCTTTGATTAAAGAAAAAGCCATTGAAGCAATGGGAAGTTCCGAGCCACTAGAAACGCCTGTAACGCTTTATCTATACATCAGAGTACCGATGCCTAAGTCATACTCAAAAAAACGCATAGAGGCTTGTTTAAATGGCTCTGAACAACCAATTCGTAAGCCAGATGCGTCAAATATTTTAAAAAGCGTGGAGGACGGCATGAATTCGGTGGTTTACAAGGACGATTCACAGATAGTCAACATTCATGTTACTAAGGTTTATTCGTCACAAGCTGGTGTAGATATTTGCGTAAAGGAGTGTCTCCAATGAAAGCGCCTTACAAAGCAATTGAGTTCATTCTGGAAAACGCACCAAAGTATGCGGTAGCCAAAGCACAGCGTATATACCTTGAAGAATTTAGAAAGACTAAAAAAGCCTTGCTGATGAAAGATGCGTTAGCCAGAGGCATAGATTCAGCCGTAGCCCAAGAGCGAGAAGCCTATGCACACCTAGAGTACGCTGATCTGCTTAAAGGACTGATGGTAGCTATTGAGCAAGAAGAAACCTTGAAGTGGAAACTGACTGCTGCCCAGATGAAAGCTGACATTTGGAGAAGTGAGCAAGCAAGTGAGCGTCTTGGCGTAAAAACAACAGAATAAAAATAGTTGCGTATTTCAACAAAATGTTGATACAATTACATCAGCCCAAGCAATTCGTGAGGGTACTTTTAAGGATTAAGCAATGAAATACGAATTTGATACGACTGTTGGTGAAGGCTCTGAAGTAGTTACTGTTGTCATGGAATACGACACGGACGAAGAAGGCATTTATGGCGAAAACATCGTTGAGGTTACTTTTGAGAAGATTAGCGTGATTGGCTTGTTTTCTGCTGAACAGTTCAAAGAACTTGAGATCGAAGGCTGTATGCGTCTGTCTAAACACATCTTGGAAGAATCAGACCATGCCAAGACTGTCGATTACGACATGAGGGCTATCTAATGATCGTAGGATGCAAACCAGTTTTAGTCGGTTCTAAATGCCAGAACTGCAAGAGGCTTGTGTCCGATGCCAAGTTCTATGTGAATGTTAAGAGTTCAAAGGATTTGGCTTGTATATACATACCTATTTCGTTACAGGTGAAAGCATGATGCCTCAAATTGATTTAGGCTCAACACACTCAACTCACAAATTCAAACTATGCGTCAAATGCAATACAGAAAAACCGCCCGAAGGTGGTATAGACATAGGCGTAAAGTGGAACTGCCAAGCCTGTTGGTTAAAGAGAATCACAGGCGTACATCTGAAACAAAATCGGATTAACGGAGGTGCTAAATGAATAAAAAACAAAGAGCATATTTGCATATATTTGTTATGCCATTTGTTATTTCGGCAGCTATTGAGTTTTTGCCAGCATGGTTATATTTACCTATTTCTTTGCTTGGAGGCATGATGTGGTTAGGTGCTTGTGCAATCTTGGCTGAGAGTGGTGACGCATGAATAAAGACGAAGCATTACGCCTTGCATTGGAGGCGCTAACGGATGCACTGGGCAAACCGATGTGGAATCGAGTGCAGATGGAATCCGCAATGACCGCCATTAAAGCCACACTAGCAAACGAAGCATTAGAAAGAAAAGCCGAAAACGCTAGAGAGTTGGGTTTGGACTATGAGCCGTGTTGCTACGGAGGAATTGCCCATGACTGTCATGCAGGTTCTGGTTGCAAAATTGCGGAACGACTAAAAACCTCACCAAAAGCAAATGAATTCAATCCAGACTGGGACACGCAAGCTGTATTGACTGAAGAAATACAACGCATGGCTAAACGCATTGAGGAACTAGAAGCGCAGTGTAAGCCTGTGGCGTGGATGTATGAAGTCAATCATGCCCACACTTGCTTGGACTTGTTTGAACCGCCTGATGAGGCGTATGACGAAGGCACTCTCTACCCGCTTTACCTTGCCCCACATAAGCGCAAGCCGTTGTCGGATGAGGAGATTGTTGAGACATTTTGTAAAGCGCCACACCAGACACAGCACGTTGCTTGGTTTGCCGCAGGCGTTAGGTATGCAGAAGCCACACACGGAATTAAGGAGACAGCATGACTGATTGGACAAACGAGGAAGAAGAAGCCTTTAACGATGTGGAAAAGCACAGCAATCTAGGCAAGCAAATCCTAAAAGATATGGGTCAGCCTTACCACTACGATGTGTTTGTCTCTGTATCTCAGCGAAATCAAGTGTTAGAAGAAGTCGCTAAAGAGTTTGACAAGATGAAGGCTTTTGGAACAACAGCAGAGAGTTTTGCTATTTTTGTAAGGGGTATGAAAAAATGATTGAATTGGTTTGGAATAATGAAAAAGGCGAAGGTCAAGTTGTAATCAAGAAAGAATTTCTAACAGAACATCGTGTTGTTCAACTAGACGCAATGGTTGATTGGATTGCTGAACTTCAAATGATTTATAACGAAATGGTGAAAAAAGATGAGTAAAGGTAGTTCTCCAAGACCATTCAATGTAAGCAATCAAGAATACTCAAATAGATGGGATGCCATTTTCGGCAGAGATAATGAGAAAAAGAACGAAACGCAAAGTTTGGAATCTGATCGACAACGTGACCCATGCAATAGTGGGAGCAGCGATAACTCAGAGGGAAAAGCTGGACAAACTCAGACTCCTTGAGTATTCAGCACTAGACGCTTTGACTAAAGGCTCTGGAACTGTACAAGACTGGCGTACCTTGGTGGATGTTCTAAACCTGTCAGAAATGATGGGAAAGAACGGAGTAGGCCCAGAGGTGCTACCTATCTGCCAAACAGTACAGGATAGCCTCCACAAGGCTGCTATGCGCTATCAGGAAACCATGCGTATGGGTTTAGATGGTCAAGGCATCCAAGCTATCAGAGACTTGATTGAATTTGCAGATTTACAACAGGCAAGTATCTCAAGATCAGAGTTTGAGAGATACATTCAGAAAACAAAAGACTACATAAAGTCACATGGCGATAGGGTGGTAGAAATTGAATAAAGTAGAAATTGGTAATGCAACCCTGTATTTGGGTGATTGCATGGATATTCTGCCAACATTGCCAAAGGTAGATGCGGTGATTACTGACCCGCCTTATGGTATTGGGCAAGATGGTGGCGCACAACGCACAAGAGGAAGTAAAAGAACAAATGGAGAAAAGTTGGGTTGGGACAATCAAAGACCAAACAAAGAAGTATTTGATGTAATTCAACAAATTAGTGATCTACAAATAATTTGGGGTGGCAATTATTTTGCTGATTATTTGCCAGCATCAATGGGTTGGCTGTATTGGGAAAAACGAATGGGTGGTGACTTTGCTGATGGCGAATTAGCCTGGACAAGTCAACACAAAGCCTTGCGTCAATTTTGTCATTACAAAAAAAATAAAGGTGACGAACATCCAACTCAAAAACCTTTAGAACTAATGTTTTGGTGTATTGAACAATGCAAAAATAAACCATCAACAATTCTTGACCCATTTATGGGAAGCGGTACAACTGGTGTTGCCGCCATAAAAATGGGACGTAAATTTATTGGCATTGAGCGTGAATTGAAATATTTTGAAATAGCCTGTAAACGCATAGAACAAGCAGTAGCCCAGCCTCAGTTATTTGAGCCAGAGCCAGTAAAACAAACTCAGGAATCCATGTTTTGAAATATCCTAAGTTCAAATATTTCCGTAGTACGAAGCATTTAAGGAATGTAGCTTCCTTGCCTTGCCAATGTTGTGGAATGGATAACGGATGCCAAGCTGCTCATTCGAATATGTCTCAACATGGAAAAGGTCGTGGAATTAAGGCAAGTGACGAGTACACGGCAGCTCTATGCCAAACCTGTCACTATGACCTTGACCAAGGAAGTAAGTTATCCAAGGATGAACGTCAAAAAATGTGGATTATGGCTCACATAAGAACGTACAATAAACTGAAGTCTTTGGGTCTATGGCCTGAAGAAATACCGATGCCTTATTGAGTTGCCAAGGTTTTAGAGGGGTTGTTACTCCTCTTTTTTTGTGCGAAAATAGGACAAACTCCACGAGGATTGCCATGAGCGGTTTACTAGAACCATCCGTAAAGATTGAAATTGAGATTCAAAGCCAAGAGAAAAGTGGCGAGGCTTGTCCAGTAGCGACAGGTGATGTCTCCGTCAATCTTGAGAATCGTGAGAAGGCTATCGAAAAAGCCAACTACGGCCCAATGAATCCTAACGAAGCAAACATGGATTATTGGCGTGAAATCTCTCGTTCATGGCGTATTGCTCCTGCACAAGCCAAGAAGTCTCGCTGTGGCAATTGCGCTGCATTTATCCAAACCCCTAAGATGTTGGCTTGCATTGAGTCAGGTCTTGAGGCTAATGGCGAGGAAATGGACGCTTGGGAAGTCATCGAAGCTGGTGACTTAGGTTATTGCGAGATGTTTGACTTTAAGTGTGCTTCTAAGAGAACTTGTGAAGCATGGATTAGTGGTGGGCCAATTACTGAAGAATCTAAAAAAGAATCTGAAGACATGGCAGAAGAATATGGCAACGATTAAGCGAGGCTCAGAGCAGTTTTCTGGCTATAACAAGCCAAAAGCTACTCCTAATCATCCAACCAAGTCTCATGCTGTTTTGGCAAAGAGTGGTGAGGATGTAAAGCTAATTCGTTTTGGTCAACAAGGCGTAAAAGGCTCACCTGATGGCAGTAAGCGTAACGAAGCATTTAAGGCTCGTCATGCAGAGAATATTGCCAAGGGTAAGATGAGTGCAGCATATTGGGCCAATAAGGTCAAATGGTAATCAACTGGAGAATTTAAATGAGTAAATTAGTTCGTGACGAAAATGGTCAATTGACCCAGATTTATGAACTTGGCACAACCCAAGTTATGACTGTTACCGCTTCTAGCGTTCAATCTAACGCTGTTGCTGCTGGTTGCACAATCATCCGCATTGCAGTCGGTAGCACAGCACATTGCCACTTTCAGATTGGCTCAAACCCAACTGCTTCATTGACAACAAGCCCTATGGCTCCTGCAAACTCTGTTCAATACCTAAAGGTTAATGGTGGCGATAAGGTTGCTGTTATTCGTGGCGGTACTGCTGTTGATATTTCAATCTCACAGGTGGTCTAATGAAAACGCCTAAGATGAACAAAGCTGGCAAAGCTAAGATGGCTACTGTCATGCACGAGTTTGGAAAGGGTGAACTTCACTCTGGCAAAGGCGGTAAAGTAGTTAAGAATCCTAAACAGGCGGTTGCGATCGCTATTAGCGAAGCTGCCAAGAAAATGGGCAGATACAAAGGCTAATAATGCCAAGCCTACTTGATAACGCATTAGGATGGATGCAAGACCCAAACCGCACTCAGCAAATGCAGGGTGTTGGTAAGGCTATCCAACAAGGATTATTAAACATTCAACAGTCCGACAAGCGTTATCAAGACTTATACGATCAAGCGTTTGCTGACCCAAAAAATCCATTTAAGGTTACTGACAAAAAGGCGCTATCTCAGTTAACTGAAATGACCCAAGGCGGTCTGCTTGGCATGGCTGAAGTCGGTATGTTTGTCGGTGCTGGCTCTAAAGCATTTGACAAAGCTATGGCTTTTGCTGCTTCTAAGATGGAGAAAAAAGGCGCTTCTCCACAGGAAATCTGGAAAGAAACAGGTACTGTGCGTGGGCCTGATGGATTGTGGCGACAAGAGATTAGCGATGCAGAGTCGTTTGTTAAAGGTTCTAAGTCATTTGAAGATGCAGTTTTAGGCGCATATGACAAAGGTGTTTTAAAGACTGGTAACCAGCTTAAAAAAACTAATGTTCAAGATGTCATGCAACATAACGCACTCAAAGAGGCATATCCAGAGTTAATGGATATTAATACACGGATGTTGCCTATAAGTTCTGATGCTCGTGGAAGTCTCAGAAAAGACATAATGAATGACCAACAAGTTCTTGAAGTAAGAAAAGACTTGTCTCCAGAGGATGCTAGGTCAACAATGTTGCATGAGTTGCAACATGCTATTCAAGAGCAAGAAGGTTTTGCTGCTGGTGGAAATGCAGAAACAATGGATAGATTGATTGGTAAGGCTAAAGAACGAGACTTTCTTATCAAACAATCAGACGAATGGAAATCTGCCAACAACTTGGTGAACAATGTTTACGACAAGTATTTCGCAGGACAACTGAATTTAGATGAACTAAAACTTGCCGAAAAGAAATTACAAGAACAATATCCAATTCTTAGAGAGCAAATTACTGCTTCTGACACAGCAAGAAAAATTGGCGATGACCCAGTAGATGCTTACAAAAGGCTAATGGGTGAAGCAGAAGCAAGGCTAACTCAAACACGAAGAAATCTAACTCCTGAAGAAAGAAAGCAATACTTTCCTTTTGAGTATATGGATTTTGAAAGAAATCCGTATGGTTTAGACGTTTGGCCTCACGAACTGTTAAACTTAGACACAAGAGGAAACCTAATAGAAAAAGGTTTGCTTAGTCAGTAATTACTAACTTAACCTTGACCAACCCTAGAGGAGTCAAACAAAATGGCTGGAAGACCGATAAACAAACTACATCAAGAGGATGTACGCAAAAAAATCCAAGTAAGTCAATTACTAAATGTTTTGCAAAATCATGCACTTGGCGTAGATGAAGAATTAAGCCCAACTCGGATGAAGGCAATTGAAATACTATTGCGTAAATCCATGCCTGATATGGCTTCAGTAACAATAAGTGGCGACTCAGATCAACCACTACAGCACATTGTTACATGGGCGAAGTAATCGAAATCCCATACAAGCCCAGAGAACAACAGCTTGCTATCCATGACTTGATGGACAGTAAGCGTTTTGGTGTTGTCGTAGCCCACAGGCGTATGGGTAAGACTGTCTCTGCGATTAACCATCTAATCAAGGACGCTATCCTCAACCAAAAGGAAGCGCCTAGATACGCATACATTGCTCCTACCTACGGACAAGCCAAGAGGGTGGCATGGGACTATCTCGTCAAGTACGCTACACCGCTAGGCGGTACTAACAACATCTCAGAGTTACGAGTTGACTTCTGGGGTAGGCGTATTCAACTGTATGGCTCAGACAATCCAGAGGCATTGCGTGGTCAGTACTTTGATGGGGTAATCCTAGACGAGATTGGCGACCAAAACCCAAAGATATGGACTGACATTGTTCGCCCTGCACTAGCTGACAGAAAAGGTTGGTGTTTGTTCATTGGTACGCCTAAAGGACACAACCACTTTAAAGAACTGCGAGACAGGGCTGAGAAGGAAGAGGGTTGGGGTTTACTGGAGTTCAAAGCCTCTGAGACAGGTGTAGTTGACGAGGTAGAACTAAAGGCTGCTCGTAATGAGATGGGTGAGGACAAGTATCGTCAAGAGTTTGAGTGTAGCTTTGACGCTGCTGTAGAGGGTTCTTACTACGGACAAATCCTTAATGAACTAGAAGATAAGCACCATATGCAAGAGATTCCTAGAGAGGAACTCAGCAGAACTTTTACCGCTTGGGACTTGGGTATGGGTGACTCAACATCTATCTGGGTTGCTCAATTAGTAGGCACAGAGATCAGATTGATCGACTACTACGAGAATCATGGGGTTGGTCTAGACCACTACGTCAAGTGGATTAAAGATAACGACTACACAAAGGCAGAGCATATCTTGCCCCATGACGTTAGGGTCAGAGAGTTAGGTTCTGGAAAGAGCCGACTAGAAATGCTTGAGGAATCAGGTTTACAGGTCAAGATAGCCCCAAGAATGGGCTTAGATGATGGTATTCAAGCAGTAAGGCGTATTCTTCCTAGATGCTGGTTTAATGTGCCAAAGGTACAGACTGGTCTTAACTGCCTGAGAAACTACCGCAGAGATTACGATGAGAAACGTAAGATTTTCTATGAGCGTCCATTGCATGACTGGTCATCGCATGGCTCGGACTCATTCCGCTACTTAGCCCTTGGACTTGACGAAGGTCACAGCACATGGTCTAAACCGATTAACTCAGCACCGAAATGGATTGTGTAATGTTTATGGAACGACAAGGGGTAAATCTAGCCCCAAAAGTAAAAGAACTTGAAAACCGCATCGAAATGTTAGAAAATGCCATTAGAGAGTTAAAATCGGACAAACCCAGAATGGGTCGCCCTCCAAAGGACAAACATGGCACAGAACGACTTGAAGTCGATACTACAGGCAGAGATTGACGATTCAATCGGATTCATTGAGAGTGAGACTGTAGATCAGCGAAAACAGGCTCTACAGGCTTACTTGCGTCAACCTTACGGCAATGAAGTCGAAGGTAAGTCGCAGATCGTTACTGGTGAGGTAGCTGAAGCCATTGATGGCGCTTTGCCTAGCCTAATCCGTATCTTTACAGGCTCAGACAATATTGTGGTTTTTGAGCCACAAGGCCCACAAGATGAAGCGTCTGCCAAACAAGCTACAGACTACTGTAACTGGGTTTTCTTGCGTGATAACGAAGGCGTAGCCATTCTCCATGATTGGTTCAAGGATGCTTTGCTTCAGAAAAATGGCATCTTGAAAGCGTACTGGCAAGACAAAGAAGACATCACCAAAGAGCGTTACTACAACTTGTCTAGCGATGAACTAGCCATGTTGATGAGTGATGAGAGCATGGAAATCATCGAGGAAGATACGACTGAATTTCCTATCTTTGACCCAATGGGACAGCCTGTAATTGACCCTATGGGTCAGCCAGTTATGGGTTCTACTTCCAACGTAGTAGTCCAAAAGAAAAAGAAGTCTGGCAAGGTAACGATTGAGAATGTTCCTCCAGAGGAATTCTTGATTAGCAAAAATGCTCGTACTATTGCTGACAGCCCATTCGTAGCACATCGTCACATGATGACTCGTAGTGAATTGATTGCTATGGGTTTCAATAAGAAGCAAGTTGAAGGCTTGCAGATCGGTGATGCACTTGCCTACACTCCAGAGCGAGTAGTTCGTTTTTCCGCTGGTGAGCAACCTTACCAAGTGCAGACTGATGACCCATCAATGCAAGAGATTGAGGTCTTTGAGTGCTATGTCAAAACTGATATAGAAGGCAAAGGTATTGCTTCACTCGTACAAGCCTATTACGCTTCTAATGAGATTCTTGAAGACGCAAATGGCAAGGAAATGGTTGAGGAAGTGGACTATGTTCCTTTCTATTCAATCTGCCCAATCCCAATTCCACACAAGTTTTTTGGCAACTCACTTGCTGACAGAACAACTGACCTACAGTTAATCAAAACGACTAT